CCTTTACCGACATTGGGGGTTATAGACTTGAATGGCAACTGCTTAATACAAGTTGGTTTCTACCCCAAAATAGAGAGCGGATATACCTTGTCGGATATTTTGCAAACCCAAGTGGGCGAGGAGTATTTCCTATCGGAGAAAGCAATGAGCAAACTAATTTAATTGGATTGAATGTTGTAAATAGTTGCGAAAAAGATGTTCAGTCACGTAGAGTTTATGGTCAAGATGGTATTTGCCGAACTTTAACTTCAGGCGATTACAAATCTCCCGTAAGAGTTGAAGTAAAACAAATAGGAACAAAGCTTGATTCTAATGGTGGGACTCAACCCTATCAGCAAGACCGAGTGTACGATGCTGATGGTATTGTTCCTGCTTTAAATCGTGGCAAGAGTGATTTGATAATCAAAGCAAACTACGGAAGCAAGTCACTAAATGAAACCATTGAGAGCAACACCCTAATCGAAGGAGAACCCAAAGCACTTGACCTTTACAATCGGGAGGCAAGAGATGAATCACCAACGCTCACGGAGCCACACCACAATAGCTTGAGGTTATTCGATGGCTACCGCATCCGTAGACTCACCCCTATTGAATGCGAACGCTTACAGGGCTTTCCTGATGACCATACGGCCTATGGCAACTACGATGGCGAAGTGAAGCCAATGAGCAACACCCAACGATACAAACAATGTGGCAACGCAGTCACAGTAGATGTAGTTGCGGCAGTAGCAAAAAATTGCTTATCTTTATTTAAATAAACCAATCAAATGAAAATCATTGAACTACTTGACGGAAGCACTTGGGATATGGAGACAGTCCTTGCCAAGATGCAGGATGACTCCTTCTACTACGGCAACCTCTCAAAGAATGCCCTATCATCATCGGCTTGTAAGCTGCTGCTGACCTCACCAAAGACCTATCACTACGTCACCAAGTACGGAATCGAAGACTCTGATGCCTTTGCCGTAGGTCGCTTGGTTCACCTGATGGCTCTTGAGCCTCACAAGGTAGAGGAGTACGAGGTGATTGAGGTGCAAAGCAAGAACGCAAAGGCTTGGCAAGATGCGAAAGGAAAGCGCAACATCTGCACTCGAAAGGAGTACAACGAAGCCCAACGCATCGCAGATGCCCTGCTACGCAATGAGAACGTACTTGGTCTCATTACAGGCTGCGAGTTTGAAGTACCAAAGATTGGTATGATTGGCGGCTTGCCGTTTAGGGCGAAGGCTGACATCTACGCAGATGGTTTCTTGGCTGACTTGAAAACAACAACCGACCTACGAGCATTCCCTTACTCGGCAAAGAAGTACGGCTACGATGTACAAGCGTTCATTTACACCCGTTTGTTTGGTGTACCGATTGACAAGTTCTACTTCATCGCTATTGATAAGGCGAGTCTTGACATTGGCATTTATGGAATCAGCCCTGAATTTGTAGAGGAGGGAGAACGCAAGACAATGGAGGCCATTGAACTCTACAAGCAGTTCTTCATCTTGGGTGAGGACTTGGACTCGTATACGATTGTTGGAACCCTTTAACACCAAAGAGAAATGAAAGCAACACTCGAATACAACTTACCCGATGAACAAGACGAGTTTGAGAAAGCCGTCAACGGAGGCAAGTACGCCTACATCATTTGGGAGCTTGACCACTACTTGAGAGCCAATACCAAGTACGCTCCCGACTCAATGCCTGATGAGGTTCATAAAGCCTACGAGGGAACGAGAGACAAGCTACATTCGCTATTAACCGAAAACGACTTATCGATATGAGAGACCAATTTATGAGGATAGCGATGGCCCGCCTCCGCAAGACCTATCCCTTCAAACCACAACGCAGAGCAGTTGCTGCTCGTATGTGGGTGGAACATCTTGAGCGTTATGCTATGCGTGATTGGGCAAGAAACGAAGAACTCAAAGTCAAGCAAGAGCAATGGGCTATGAATGAGGAGAAGATGAACAAACGTATGGACATCATCGGAACCAATGGCAACGAGGGTGAGCATTATGAATAGACCCTTTGTTATTGCTTTTCACAAGCTCAATTCAGGCGTTGCCTATCACCGAGTGTTCGCCCCTCTGATTTGTCATCAGGAGGCGGACATTATGTTTATAGAGAAAATCACGGACGTAGAACCCGATATGTGGGCAAAGGTCACGCACATCTTCGCAAGCCGTGCATTTCCTGTTGAGCCGTTTGAGGACTTTGTGAAGCTCTGCCGCAAAGAGGGAATCAAACTAATCATAGACCAAGATGATTGGTGGGTACTGCCCCCAACGCACCCCTTGCGTGGGATGTATGCTGACAAGATGCGAGAGCGCATTGTGCGCAGTATGAAAGCAGCAGATGAGGTATGGGTAACCAACAAGCACCTTGCCTCAAAGGTGAAGAAGTACAACACCAACATCCGAATCATTCCAAACGGAATCAGCGTACCTACTTGGCAGATAGAGCGAGAACCGAGTGACAAAGTAAGATTCGGATACATCGGAGGCAACCACCATCAGATAGACGTAAGGGAATCAACAATTGACCTTGCAGGCTATGAAGCCTACGTTGCGGACGTAGACAACTACCCGCAGATGATGAACGCATCTACAACGCTTAAAACATTCCCACCGAACGCATACCATCGCCTCTACAACTTCTTTGACGTTAGCCTTGTGCCGCTTTCAACATCCGAGTTCGCAAAGTGCAAATCACACCTAAAGATGCTTGAAGCAGGATTCAGTAAGTGCGCTCTTGTAGTGAGCAACACGCATCCCTATTCACCATACATCACAAAGGACAACTGTATAGCCATTAACCATCCTTCGGAATGGGCAGGCGCAATCAAGAGACTAAACGACAACCCCAATCAAGTTGCTGATATAGCGGAATCGTTATACGAGTACGTGCAAGATTTTACAATGACCAAAATGAATGAACTCCGATGCTTTACATCGTAACCCCTTGCTCACGTCCTCAAAACCTCAAGAGGATAAAACAATACATCCCAAGCTACGCTACGTGGGTGGTGGTGATGGATGCTTCAACTGACTTCAAAGAATCAACAGGCGCAAACGTAACCTACTACTCAAAGCAAACGGGACATTGGGGACACCCACTCCGCAACGAGTTCCTTGACCTATACCAAGACCAATTCACGCAAGATGATTGGGTATACTTCTTGGATGATGACAACATCCTGCATCCGAAGTTCCTTGAGGAGTGGAACAACCTAAACTCGCTTGATTCATCAATCGTAACTTGGGGACAAGAGGGGCGGCTCCGCCCTACCGACCAACCGAAGGTAGGCAACATTGACACTGCCTGCTTTATGTTCAAGCCATACCACTTGTCTACCTTGCGCTTTGAAATGACTTATGAGGCAGATGGTACCTTTGCACAGGTTGCAGCAAAGAAAGGCACCCTTATCTGCGTAGACCAATACCTTTGTTATTACAACGCACTCAAATGAAAACGACCTCACAAATAGACGGATGGTTTAACCATCACGCAGCATACGACTTTCTGCTAAACACAATGCCCAAAGACGGAACCTTCGTTGAGTTGGGTGCTTGGCTTGGTAAATCATCATCCTACTTGTGCGACAAAGCAACAGGCCAAAACATAGTAATCGTAGACTCCTTCAAAGGGACGGAAGAATACTTGGACTCGTACTACAAGCTCGCAAAGACCAAAGACATCTACAACCTCTTTGTTGAGAATATGGGTGACCGCAAGTACACCGCCATCAAAGCAACATCCAAAGCAGCAGCACGCAAGTTCAAAGCCGAGTCATTGGATGTGGTATTCATAGACCTTGACCATTCATACGAAGCAGTCAAAGAGGATATCAAGCTATGGCTTCCCAAAGTAAAGAAGGGAGGCTACATAGCAGGAGACGATTACCACGAAAATTGGAAGGGAGTCATCCAAGCAGTAGATGAGCTACTCCCTCACGCTACGTTCATTGACGATTGTTGGATTTACCAAAAGTGAAGAACCACACAAAGGTCTACCTGAAGGGTATGGGCTACGACACAACGGATACATATTGGAACAAATGTAATAATATGTAGTTATTTAGGCATGGAGGAGATTTGGAAAGCCATACCTGAACTTGATGGCAAATACGAGTGCAGCAATATGGGTAATGTGCGCAGAGTCAATAAAGACCCAAGATGCGAGAAATACAAAATGCTCAAGCTGCAAAAAACAAAGGATGGGTACATTTCAGTAAATCCAACCACGTCATTTCGCAAAAGGGTACATCGCCTCGTTGCTGAATTGTTTATCCCCAATCCGAGCAACAAGCCATTCGTCAATCACAAGAATTTAGACAAGCGAGATAACAGGGCATCAAACCTTGAGTGGGTAACCGCATCAGAGAACTCAATTCACGCTATGCACAATGGAAAGCTCGGAAGGATGTCATATACGATTGTCAGCGATGATGGTCTTCAAACATTCTCAACCGCTAAAGATTTAGCCAAGCACCTCAACGAGTGCTATTCTTGCGTTGCTGCTAAAATCAAAAAGCAAGGATTCTATAAAAACTATAAGGCAATTGAAAAAACATACAAAAGTTTATCTTGATGGAATGGGTTACGATGTAACCGACTTCATTTGTTGCGAGGTCTGTCAAGCCAAAGCCGTAGACATTCACCACATTGAATCTCGTGGTATGGGTGGAAGCAAAACTGCTGATACCATAGATAACCTGATGGCTCTATGCCGAGATTGCCACATAACATACGGTGACATCAAGCAACACAAAGAGATGCTTCAAGCAAGACACAAATACCAACTATCCAAAAGAGTTATTTAATTATGAAACGAGTACCTATCTCGCAGGTTATTCCTAACCCGACCAACCCACGCATCATCAAGGATGACAAGTTCAAGAAGCTCGTAAAGTCCATTGAGGAGTTCCCTCAGATGCTTGAGCTGCGCCCTATCGTAGTGGATAGCAATATGGTAGTGCTTGGGGGAAATATGCGCCTTAAGGCTTGCATAGCCGCAGGACTGAAAGAAGTACCCATCATTGTAGCGGATAACCTAACGGAGCAGCAACAGGCGGAGTTCATCATCAAAGACAACGTAGGCTTCGGAGAGTGGGATTGGGACTTGCTCGCTAACCAATGGGACGTAGAGGCTTTAGAAGATTGGGGGCTTGAGCTTCCGTTTGACAACACGCCCGTACTTGAAGCGGAGGAGGATGACTACGAAGCACCAAGCGAAATACAAACGGACATCGTATTAGGTGACCTGATAGAGATAGGTCAACACCGACTGCTATGTGGGGACTCTACCGATAGCGACCAAGTGGCTCGGCTGATGAATGGTGAGAAGGCTGATATGGTATTCACCGACCCACCATACGGAATGGCTTACGAAAGCAATGCTTGGGATAGTAAAAAGAAAGAGGTTAGGGAAAAAAGGACTGACACCCAAATACTAAATGATGAAAGCACTTCGGTCGGGAAAGATGCTTTAAGTTTAATACCTATCTTCTTAAACAATGACAGGCACTTTTATATTTGGTGCAGGTGGGATTGTTTTACTGACTTCAAAGAATGTGCTGAAAGTATAGGTAAAATAAAAAGCGTAATTGTTTGGGACAAGGGCGGCCCCGGACTTGGCGACTTAAAAGGTTCTTATGGAGATAGTGAATGGGCTATTTTCGGAATGATAGGCAGGAGGGAACTCAAAGAAAGACAGAACGGTGTTTGGCAAGTAAATCGTATGAAGGGATTGCAAATGCAACACCCAACCCAAAAGCCATTAGAAATTTGTGAGCGTGGGATAAATAATTCAACTAATATAAATGAATTGATTTTAGACCTATTTCTTGGAAGCGGCTCTACAATGGTAGCAGCACACCAACTCAACCGCAAGTGCTATGGTATGGAACTTGACCCGAAGTATTGTCAGGTTATCATTGACCGAATGCAGAAACTTGACCCCTCACTTGACATCAAAATAAACGGCAAGCCGTATGGACAAAACTGAACAACATAAAAGAGCGATGCTTGATGCCCTTGAGAAGTCATTAGGCGTTGTTACAGCCGCTTGCAAGGCCGTAGGCATAGGACGCACAACTCACTACCTTTGGATGCAGGAGGACGCAGAATACAAAGCAGCAGTTGATGGACTATCAGACGTTGCCCTTGACTTCGCAGAAAGCCAACTCCATAAGCAGATAAAGGAAGGCAACTCAACCGCTACCATCTTCTTTCTCAAAACAAAGGGCAAGAAGCGTGGGTACATAGAACGCCAAGAGGTAGAGGTAGCATCAGGCAAGATGTTCCAAATAGAGGTGCTTGGGGAAGATTCAGACCAATAAGGTATTCAACCACCTAAAGCGCAGCGACAAGAAGATAGTCGTTGAGCAGGGCGGAACCCGAAGCGGAAAAACATACAACATCCTGCTTTGGGTAATTTTCTATTATACGGACCAACATACGGACAAGACGATAACAATATGCCGTAAGACGTTCCCATCGCTTCGTGCTTCGGTAATGCGTGACTTCTTTGACATACTGCGTAGCCACGACCTGTACCGTGAGGAGTACCATAACAAGTCAAACCACGAATACTACCTCAACGGCAACTTGGTTGAGTTCATCAGCCTTGACCAACCGCAAAAGATACGAGGCCGCAAGCGTGACCTGTTGTACATCAACGAGGCCAACGAGCTAACGTACGAGGATTGGCAGCAGCTCATCCTGCGTACCGAAGGCAGGGCAATCCTTGACTACAACCCTTCCGATGCGTTCCATTGGATTTACGACAAGGTGGTCACCCGTGATGACTGCGACTTCTTTCAAACAACGTACATAGACAACCCATTCCTTGATGCAGGCGTAAAGGCAGAGATTGAACGCCTAAAGGAAACGGACGATGACTATTGGCGCATCTACGGCTTGGGTGAGCGTGGTATGAGCCGAGCTACTATCTTTCAGTTCGGCAATGCAGAAGTCCCACAGGATGCAACGCTCTTGGCTTACGGGATGGACTTTGGCTACACCAACGACCCAACTGCACTTGTAGCCGTGTACAAAGCAGGAGACAACCTGTACCTTGATGAACTCATCTATC